TCTTACATCATGTAAGCTATAATGATTAATAGCTATATTGATTAGGAGCATAGAATGGAATTAAGCAAGTTAGAACTCACTAGAAACTATCCATTACCACAGTTGAGGATTAAGAATGTTTATCCGTACAAAGAGATGGTGGTGGGTGATAGCTTTTTAGTACCTAATGCAAAGCTACAGATTGTATGTAATAACAATTGGAGAGTAGGGAAGAAACTTAATATGGTATTCTCTGCTCGTAAAGAGGGTGAAGGTGTGCGTGTATGGAGGGTTGTCTAATGAATGAAGGGATAATGAGTATGATTGACAGCATTGATCGTAAACTAGAGCCTATGACTGATGAACAAATCATAAAGATATGGGAAAACCACCAAGGGGATACTAGACTTTCGATATTGGCATTTGCTAGAGCCATAGAAAAAGAACATGGTATCCAACTCTGACCAGGAAAATAAGTGGGCAAGTGAGCTCAAAAGCTATCGTATTCTCTTAAAGATGGAGATGATGAGAGTGTTGAATTGTCATTCCAATGATGAGAAGAGACTTCTAGCTAAAGAGTGGAAAGAGAAGTATAGTCAAATCTTCTACAAGGAATTAGTCAACATGGCTAAAGACAGAAATGTAAGAGCAAAGGTAGCTCATTGGGATATAGACAATTTTGATAGACAGGTCACTGAGTGAAATTTAATCTAAAGCAGTTCTACGCATTTTGTTCTCAGTTAAAGATTGAGACCAAAGAGCAAGGACTAAGAAACATGGATACGTTGTTAGGTACTCAAACGTATGTCATGGAAGAGATTGCTAAAGGCTTAGAGAATGATATTCACTTCTTTGTTATTCTTAAAGGCAGACAGTTGGGTATTACCACTGTGTCTTTGGCACTTGATCTTTATTGGCAATTTACTCACCCTGGTTGGCAAGGCACTTTAGTATCGGATACTGAAGAGAATAGGGATATGTTTAGGAGTACCCTTGCCATGTATATGGATGGGTTACCTAAAGAGTACAAGATTCCTCTTGTAGCACATAATCGAAATCAATTAGTCCTACAAAACCGTTCCCGTGTGTTCTATCAGATTGCCGGTAACAAATCTCGTCTGGGTCAAGGTAAAGCCATTACTTATTTGCATGGTACAGAGACTGCTTCATGGGGTAATGAGGAAGGTCTTGCATCTCTCATTGCATCTTTAGCTGAAAACAATCCTGAGCGTTTGTATTTGTTTGAAAGTACAGCACAAGGATTTAATATGTTTCATGATATGTATGTCACTGCTAAACGAGCTAAAACACAAAGAGCTATTTTCTGTGGTTGGTGGCGTAACCAATTTTATTCGATTGACCCTGATAGTGAAATCTACAAAGTTTACTGGGATGGCAAACTGACCACTGAGGAAAAAGAGTGGACACGGGATATTAAAAAACTCTATGACGTAGAAATCAACTCAAGACAAATGGCATGGTGGCGTTGGAAGCTTTATGAAGGCATCAAGGATGATGCCTTAATGTACCAAGAGTTTCCACCGACAGAAGATTATGCTTTTGTCATGACAGGAACCAGTTATTTTTCAAATGCGAGGTGTACAGATGCAGCTAAAATTTCTAAAAAACTTACCTATGAAAGTTATCGCTATGCTATGGGAGCTAACTTCCAAGATACGGAAGTTCTTAAATCAACCGAAAGGCTCGGTGTTCTCAAAGTTTGGGAGGAACCAGTTGATACGGCTTATTATGTTATTGGTGCTGATCCCGCTTACGGTAGTTCTGATTGGGCTGATCGTTTTTGCATCCAAGTGTTTAGAGCTTATGCAGACGGCTTGGAACAAGTAGCTGAATTTGCCACATCAGAATTAAATACCTATCAATTTGCATGGGTAATAGCTCACCTAGCAGGTGCTTATAAGAACTCTACTTTAAACTTAGAGGTCAATGGTCCAGGACAGGCTGTCATTAATGAGTTGCGAAATCTAAAAAGGCAGGCAGCTTCTATGGGTGGTGCTATAGGTGCTGATTTAATGAATGTCTATGGCTCTATGCAAAACTATATCTGGCGTCGCAATGATACTTTGGGTGGTATGAGTAACTCCATTGGTTGGTTGACTACATCAGCTACCAAAGAACGTATGCTTTCCTACATGAAAGATTATTTTGAGCGTGGCATGATGGATATATTTTCTATGGAACTCATTGAAGAGATGAAAACGATTGTGCGTGATGGTGGTTCTATACAAGCTACAGGTCGCAACAAAGATGACCGTGTGATTGCAGCAGCTTTAGCAGTGGCTGCATTTGCTGAACAAGTACAACCGCGATTGATTGCACAAAAAGTTACACGTCAAATATCGCGTGTACAAGATGATTACACTGCAGAACAAATTGCAGTAGGTCGCAATGTATCTGATTACTTAAAACGTATAGGAGTGTATGGACATTAATGAGAGTTGAAGTCATACCTAAAAAAGAATTGCATAGAATTATTAAACAATTCTTAAACGATTTAAACCGTGGCATTTCTGTTCAGCTTTTTGCAGAGCTTTGTGGGTTATCAGACAAAACTTTACAGACGATTTTTATGTATGACACAGCACCATTGACAGAGTTTGTGCAAAGACGAGTGTCTAAAGGCTATCAATCTTGGCTTAATGGTGAGGTAGCTGTGATGCAGAACATGGATAAAACAAGATTTGTGGACTATAGACGTGTACCTAAACCGCGTTTTGGTAGAAAATATGGTCTTAAAGTAGAGAATGGACAGATCAAAATGGACATTGGTGTTAAAAATAAAGCAGATTATTCATTTATTACATTAGATAAACAACTTGAAAGGGGATAAAAATGGCAGTATTGCATGATTACAAGTGTAGTGAACATGGGTTTTTTGAGGGTTATGAGGCTACTTGCCCACAAGGATGCACAGAAAATGTGATGATGGTGTTCTTACAGGCACCTAGTCTTAAGTCAGACGCTACTAAAAAGAACGATAAAACGCTTGACAACCTAGCTAGTGAATTTAAAATGACTGATATTAAGTCCACCCGTGAGGGAGAAACTCAAGGCAATTACTTAACTCGCAACAATGCACCACCTCCAAGAGAGCAAAGACCAGGAGATGCAGTGATGTGGGGTAATGCTGGACAGTATAACTTGCAAAATGTGATGAGTGGTAACGCTGTGAAGCCTGTTCGAGATGAATCAGTAGGCTTTAGACCACAAGACGCAGGAAATTTAACTGGACCTAAGGCAGCAAGCTACATACAAGACCATGAAAACTTAAAAGTGAATAAATAATGCGTATTCCAGAAGATAATGTCAAACGCGAGGAGTTTTACCTCGATCTTATCAATAAGTGTGGTGTGTCAGCTGCAGAACGCAAAGCCGACTACTCAGCGTTAAGAAATTATTATCTTTTTGGGTCTGGTCCAGAAGAAGCACCAGCGATTTTCAACAAAATCTATCCGCACATCGATCAACTTACTAGCTTTCTGTTTTCAGCAGAAACAACACGCTTTTCTATTGACTTGGGTGCTGCTGTGCCTCCAGATGAATTTAGACGAGTGTCTATTCTTACTAAAGCACTTAATGATGAATGGCTTAATAGCAATTGTGACCAAGTGTTTAGCAATGCTTTGACGTGGGCATTATGTTACAACACCACCTTTGTGAAGCTTATTTATCGTAGTGGCATCCACCCTTACATGATTGAGCCTGGTAACGTAGGCGTATTGCGTGAAGATACACCTTACACAGATCGTCAAGAGGCATTAGTTCAAAAATATTATATTACTAAATCAGAATTGATGAATCGTTTGTATTCTCATCCTAAACGTGATGAGATTTTAAAACGAGTAAGCTCTGCTTACCATCAAGGTGGTTTAGACGTGCCAGAAGGTTTAGATCGAATTGTGATGTCACAGTCTAATCCAACCATGTATGGTAATGTCAATTTAGATTTATCTGGTTACACTCGTTATAAAGCGCGTGTGGCTGAAGATACAGTGGAAATGAATGAGCTTTGGGTATGGAATGATGAAACACAAGATTATCAAGTGGTGACTATTGCTGATCCTGATATAGTGATCTATGACAGACCAGGTGAAACTGTATTCCTAAAAGGCGAATGTCCTTTCATACAAATTTGTCCTAACCCACAATACGATTACTACTGGGGTCAATCTGAAGTACAACGTTTAGTTTTCTTACAACAACTAAGAAATAAACGTATGTCTGAGATTCTTGATCTCTTATCTAAACAAGTGAACCCACCTACAGCATTGATTGGCTTCTCTGGCATCTTAGATGAAAAGAATTTTGCATTGAATCGCGCAGGTGGATTGCTTTCATCTGACTTACCTAATGCTAAAGTAGAGCGTGTTGCACCTACCATGCCACAACAATTATTTGAAGTGATACATGAAGTTGACGCAATGTTTGCAGAAGCTTCCGGTATCTCATCTGTATTATCTGGTCGTGGTGAACAAGGTGTTCGTTCTGCAGGTCATGCTTCACAATTAGCGCGTTTAGGTTCTAGCCGTGCTAAGAAACGTGCGATCATTGTTGAAGATGCACTAGAAAAAGTAGCAACTCTTTATTTAAAAATGATGCGCGTGTATGATGGCACTCACTTTAAAGATGTTGACGGCGTACCATTTATTGCTGCACAATTCACAGAAGATTTTGTGGTGAAAGTAGATGCACATAGTAACTCACCAATCTTTACAGAAGATTTAAGACAACTTGCATTTAATCTATTTAAAGCGCAAGCTATTGATCGTGAGGGTCTCATTGATTTACTTGAACCTCCAATGAAACAATTGCTCAAAGAGAAATTAAAAGCTAATGAGCAAAAACAAGCTGAGATGATGGCTATGGCGCCTCAGGCACCTACACCTAGTCCAGCTCCGCCAGCAACTGATATGGAGGAACTATAATGGCTCAACAGGATATGACAACACCAGCAGCAGATCAACCTCGTTATTCAACTGCAGAATTGAATAGACAAGATCAACCTGCAAGTTTACAATACCGCGTACAAGGTATGAAAACTTACGGAACTCGTATGACAGACCGTAGTTCAACAAGGTCTAATAAGCGTGGGTTTTAAAAAAAGAGTATGGCTGCTCTCTAAAAAAGTGGTCGCCTTCATTTTGAAAGGACTTAAAATGGCAAGAAAAGGTCGTAAGAGCCGTAAAATGTGCAAATAAATTGCATAGGTATTGACAATCCTAAAAAAATTGTTTATATCTAGCATATAAACTTAGGAAAAAAAATGGCAGAACCCTCAGCAGAATTATTACAGATGATGGAAAACCCAGCATCAACTACTCCTATGCCTGCTAAAAATGAAGCAGAGCCTGTAGATACATCTATGTCAGCGGATGAAACTCCTCCAATGGCATCTCCAATGTCCACCCCAGAACCTAAAACAGGAAGCCGCGAAGCAGCTTTAATTAATATTGGTATGGCAATGGACTTAATCGAACAATCCATAGCAGCAATTGGTAGTGATTCAGAAGAAGGACAAAAAGTATTGTCTGCATTGAAATCACTCACAGCAGTTATTGGCGAAAGAAAAAATAGCGTAAAAGAATTGCAGCAATCTGAAATTTTACAGATGCTACAAGCTTTACCTCAGGCTGGAGGCGCAACGCCTGAAAGTAAAGCATTGGCACAAGCGCCACAAATTCCTGGTATGGGCGGAGGTCCGCAAGGATTACCACCTTCACCTGGACCTGTATAACCAATGACACTTAAGGAGTAATAAATGGATTTATTTAAACCAAGAGCAGCTGGTGCACCAAGACGCCCAACTGATAACAACCAACAAAACGGTCAAATCGTAAATACACCACGTTTCTCTGAAATGGGTGGATTAGACGGTGCAGCTAAAGCTGGTCCTAAGAACCGCATGAATGTTCAAAAGCCAGCTGACGGTAAAAAAGTAATTTAATTTAAAAGGGGATAATCATGAGTTTAGAAGATATGTCAAACGATCAAGTGAATGAGTTAGCTGCTTTAGCTAAACAGTTAGCAGAAAATCCAGAAACAAGAAAAGATTTTTTACGCTTAACTAAAAAAGCTAAACCAGATTTTTCTATTCCTGAGTTAGAGATCGAAGATGCGACTACACACGCCGTATCAAAAGCTTATGAAAGAGTAGAAGGTTTAGAAAATAAAATGCGTGAGCGTGATGCAAGAGATAGTTTAAATGAAAGACGTCAATCTCTCCTTAAAAAAGGATTAGCTAAAGACGATGCTGACATTGAATCTATTGAAAAAGTAATGTTAGAAAAAAACATTCCTAATCACGAAACAGCAGCAGAGTATTGGAAATGGATGCAGCAATCCGCAGCTCCAACTCCAGGTACAAGTTATAACCCAAGTAC